GTACGGGAAAGCTTTGTATCCCACCCTTTTTGGTGAAGTATGAGAACGCACACTTTGTGTCCTTGTCGAATGTGAAACTGTCCCACTCCATACAAGGCTTGTTGTCTTTACAGGTTTGTGGCGGAACTACATGAACCTGTAGGTGCACTGTCCCAGAGACTTGAGCGGGTGGCTGCTTGTCGTTGTGAAACCACAGGAACAGGCCGATGGCTGCGCCCGTCATACCGCCCAGGACGCAGGACATACACAGAAGCACCATCCACGCTCTCATCTCTCTCACGCGAACACCGCCATGATTCTGTTCTCGTGAATCCAGTACCGCTCTCTGATGCCGAGCCTTTGCACGAGTACAGCATGCCCAAGGTGCTGTAAAATGTAACCAGAGGTTGTGCACGTTCCCTCCCGCCATAAGGCTTCGTGTACTATGGTCATGCCCCAGCCTGCACATTCATGGCCGCATACAGCCAAGCCGTCTCTGCATCCGTAATGGATGTGGCTCCGATAGACACCCCTGTGTTCTGGTCGTACACGGTGTACTCTGTGCGAGTGGAAGCCCTGGACTTCTCAGGGCGCATAATGGCCCTTGGGTACTTGGCCAGTACGATCGCTTGTGCTTCTTCTTGAGTCATCACATCTCCTTTACACGATTTTAGGATATAGCCTTGGAGCCGTCAGGATAGAACTTGAGATTATTTTCTATGGCAACCCGGAGATTGTCTGGCAAGTCCTCCTGAAACAACAGTCTTTTCATGATTCTGAGCGATTCTTCACGTTTATTGGTGTAATACAGGGTCACAGAGAGCTCAAAAGGGACAAGAAACTTGTAAACGTCAGGTTCCAGGAACAGTCCGGTGTCGGGACACGGTATGGCGAGAGCAGCCCGCAACAGCATTTCTTTGAGATTCCACCGAGTTCCCACATTTAATGCTGCGTAATACAAGGATTCTGCGCGTTCCGGCATCATTTCATAGGCTGTCATGAACTCTTCCAGCATTTCTGGCATGGAAACGTAGTTTACATGAGGCGCCAATTTTGCATATTGAAGTTGTGCGTACCCCCTTTCTTGGTCCCAGCCCTGGTCTGAAGCCGCACGATTTGCATAATACAGTCGTGCCTTGCTGTACTCTCCTGCGTCTCTGTAGCTTTGGGCTATGTAAAACATGGTACGTGCCCAATCGAAGGTGCGGGATTGCATAGTTTTCAAGGACGCTTCCAGTAATTGGGCATCTTTTATGTAGGTTTCTGGATCCTTGGAGCGAGCGCCTTCATGGTATACTTTGATTCTCCAACCCCAATCTGCCAGAGTTTGTGTGAATCCTGTGTTTTCTCTGCTGTTGTACACATACTCATGCACCCAGCCCTTGTACCAGAAAGTGCCATCATTGCGGTATAGCGCCGGCCTGTTGTAAAGGATTCCGTTGTACTCGACAGGGATATTGTAGAGATCGTGTGTAAGGATTGGCCTCTGAGAACGCGTGCCCTGCATTACTTCATCCGCGTCTATGGTGAGAATATAACCAGCGCCTGTGAGATTCGCACGTTTATTGACGAGATTGCGGTTGTGCTCGAAATTGACCCAGGGGACGCGGCTGATTTGAAAGTCCAGGTGTCCCCAGTTCTCCCGGACGCTGTACATGACTCCAAGTGTGTCATCAGTGGAGCCTGTGTCGTGGATGACTACACAATCCACGAGTGGCATCACAGACTCCAAGCAGCGCCTGATGACGTGCCCCTCATCCTTTACGATCATGGCGAGGCAGATTGATTGTTTCACGATATCCTCACCGTTACAGGCTTATTGATCTCCCTGGCTACCGCCCGAGCCAGAGTGGCGCGATGTTGCAGGGTTAGTCTGTCCCAGATGGAATCGTCATTGCAGTTGACCACATCGATGAGGATGCCCTGTTCAATCTTGCATCCCACATCAATTGGGCCGTAGCCGTCTGATAGCTTGAGATACACCTTTTCCATTACTGTACCTGCTCCTTTTGGTCTTGTATGACAAGGTCAATCCCAGCCTCAGCAAAGCGTTCGCAGACTTCCTCATACTCATCAGTCCACTTGGCCAACGCAGCGGGTGAGAACGGTTTGGAAACTACACGAGCAATCCCTACTTCCACGATCAGCAGAGCGCAACGACGGCAGGGAATCTGCGTGCTGTACAGGGTAGCTCCATCCAGCGGATACCCCATTTGCAGTGATTGTATGATGCCCACTTCTTCAGCGTGGAGCACATATTTGTACTTCTCCGGTCTCCTGGCGCGGTCTACCGTCCATGGAGTGTTAAGTGGAAATCTGTTGTAGCCACTTTGTAGATGACCCCGATCATCTGCAGCCCTTATTACACACCCCACCTTGGTGTCCAAGTCAGGACTCTTTTGAGCCACTAGGTGAGCTACGTTCAATAGTTCCACATCGTCTTGTGTCAGGGTGTGCACATTTTCCTCCTATCCCTTTATAACTCCTTGAAACGCTTAAAAGTTCACCCATATACTTTTTTCGTTACAAGGAATTGTGTATTGGTGTTACACGGTATATATACCGCCGACTTTTAAGGCACGCAATCCGTTCTCAATAGTGGAGGGACTATTTATGGCCAAAGGATGGAAGGATCAAGAGTTGCTAGCTGCAAAGTTGTTGGGACAGTGGTGGGGACATCCGTTCAGACGTACACCCGGTTCTGGAGGGTGGGCATCTGGAGGGCACAGAGCATCGGCATCGTTTCATGGGGATATTGTGGCTCCCCCAGAAGCCAAGTTTCCGTTCTCTGTGGAGATCAAGAGCTACAGCAGCTTTGACATTTACTTGTCCTTGTACGGTACACCACAGCTGTTCGGTTTTTGGGAGCAGTGCAAGGCAGACGCCAAGAGAGTCAACAAGCGGCCGTTCTTGCTAGTCAAGGAAGACAGAAAAGAATGGATCATGGCTCTGTCCGCGGTTGATTTTAAGCACCTAGAGCGCCACTTAGATCGTCACGATGTGCCTACGATGGCGTTGAGGTACTATTTTAAGGGTGGACGGAAAGTAATGTTCCTCATGCAACTCAAGCGTTTCATACAGGCTATCCCACCGGCATTGATCCTTCCCTGATTGGCGTTATTTTTGCTTGTTAAACTAACTGGGAATTAGTTAGTGAAAATTGGAGATTCGGGACTTGGCAAACACAGTTTACAAAAGAAAGAGTGAAGTAGCTCCTGAGCAAATCACGATCCATAACAACCAATTCGCACGCTTTGTGTCTCGGCGCAAGGGCGTGTCGGCATCAGCGTTGTCCACTGCAATAAGACTTTTGTCTGAGGGTGTGGTAGAAGCGATGGCGGAAGGCTACAATGTCCAGCTTTTCAAGCTAGGTACATTTGAGATCAGGAAGATGCCTCCCAGAATGCGTTATCACAGAATTACCAAACAGACGTACATGGCAGAACCGTTTCATATGGTGCACTTCAAGAAGTCGCCCACCTTGATCAAGCAGGTGAGAAAGATTTCCAAGGAGCGCCTTGCTGTAATGTTGGACAAACCGACACTACCTAAAGCTGGAGGCACAACGGGGCAATGACAGGGACATATTTTGACGTGGCCAAGGTGTCACGTATGATCGCACTGGGCTATCCGCAGGACACAATAGTCCCCCACTTTGAACCTCTCATTCGCACGATTATTAACAGACAGGTGGCGTTCGACCACCGCAACCACTCTGAAGATGACCTGATCCAGATTGGACTGGTCAAGTCCATCGAGGTCATCGACAGTTTCCGTCAGGAAAAGGGTAATCTGTTCACCTACGCAGCAAAACTCATCCGCCATGCTCTATGGTCTGAAGTCAAGTTGAAGCCATTAGATGCCAAGCGCGTTACAGATGAGGTGGAATTTGACACACTCCCAGATGTCAGCATGTCATCTCCTTCTTCACATAAAGAACTTTATTTGGATGATGAATTCATCTCTAATCTCCGAATGGGCGAGAACGCAGAAGCCGCTGCCCGTTATGTGTTCGGAGTGCTTACAGCTAATGACTATGAGTCGAATCGTGCTAGAGTGCTCAAGACTCTCACTTATGGATTTGACATTAACCCCAAGCATGCCCGCTTCCTCACAGATCATGTCTTGGTTAAGCTACGTGCACAATATTCCAAGGGTGTGAAAGAGGTCAGAGATGACGAAATGTTCGACATCAAATTCAAGTATTCTCTTGTGCCTGAGCTCAGGGAACTCCTGGGTGAAAGAGCGTTTGAAAGACTCATCCATTTCTTTGGAGGACTCTCAATTTCTGTCCCCAGCATGGGACAAATCGACGCAATTGATCGAGATGTCGCCATCCTCAAAGCCCTTGCCGCCGATTGGACTTGCGGACCGGAGCTATCAAAAAGATATGGAATATCTCCAGAAGGGATTAAGGCAGTGTATAAAAACTGTCTGCATAGACTCCATACCGACAAAGACTACAAGAGACTTGTCTCCGCCACCATCCCGCTCCATACGATTCCCGGTTACGAGGATGAGAAAATCCACAAAGTCAAGAAAGTCGTGAACTTTGGAGAGAAGCGAACTCACATGCGGCGGAGAAACATACACACCGACAGTATGGGGTTCACTCTCTCCTCCAGAAACTCACTTCTGTACACGCAGATTGTCACTGGGAAATGTACGCGGAGCGAACTGGTGCAGTCGCTTGTGACCAAGTTCGGCGGAACGGAATCAGCTGCAAAGGCGACTGTAAGTGCCTTCCTCTCCGATCTGAAGCACCCATTCGGCAAGTTCAACACCTCCAGAAACCTGAAAGTGCTGGTGGACTCTCAAGGTCGCCTGTCCTTTGAGGCCGAGTCCCTAGCTGCTGCACAGAGGGTCATAGCTCTCAAAAGACAGGCTCAGATGATGGAGGAATTGGAGACGGAAGTCATTCAATAGAGGCCCGGAGCATAGCGCACAAGGTCTCTTTTTGTTGAGTGTTTTCGGAGGACACCAGGTTCATACCAAAGATGGGCTCAGACTGAGAGAAGCCCAGACAGGTACGAATCCAGTGAAATGGGTGAATCACAGAAGTTGTGTCATCACCTGTAGTTATGCTGGACACCAATTTGCCAAACGATCTGTCGAAAGGTGTGAGTACATTCTTTTGCATTAGCGAACGGGCCAGTTTCTTGAGTCTGTCCCGTTCCGCTAGTCGCCCACCATGCAATTGGAAGTCACAGATAGCGTCCTTGTATTGGGCATAGCTGTCTTGAAAGATGATGTCTGATCGCTCCTTGAGCCGTTTGGCTATGGCATAACGGGCAAAAGGCTGCCAGTCCGCTCCATCGAGCCAAGCCCCATGTTGTAAGCACACCAGAATCATCTCCACTTCAAAGGTGTGAATGGGCACAAAGTGTTCGGGCAGTATGTCAGAAACGGGCAACCACAACGTGCGCAGAATGACGTTACCAAAGGCAGATTGGCGTTTCAGTCTGTTAGTCACCCATTTCTGTGTTTTAATCGGAGTCAGCTTGGGCATTCATCCACTCCGGGGTGTCATGTCGGTTAAGCAGAGCCTTACCTGCAAGTCTGCGAATTGTCACAATACGATGCCATCTGGGCTTGTCTTCCCCAGTTCTCCATCGTCGTAAGGTGCGGTCGCTCACGTCCAGCAGCTTGGCAAGCGAATCTGCCCGGCCACCGGCTTTGGTATTGATGAGCTCGCCCCACCATTCTGTTGCTGTATGTGGTCGCGGCATGTCTTTCCATCCTCCGGTTCGATAATACCGGACGGAAATGAATCAAGGCTAGTCTCTTTGGACAGTTTTTACTATGTATGGGTTACCATGGAGGATTTATGGGCAATGCGTTAGATGGAATTGCTTCACTGAATCGCAGCAGGAAAGGCATCCCAGTCAAGAAGAAAGTGGTTGAGAAGCCCATAGCAGCCAAACCCGTACAAGAAGATGAGCCCTCCTTGGAGGAAATGTTCAAACAGAAGATTGTAAGAACTCCAAGAACCACACCAGCGAGTCAACAGAAACGGGTGGACAAGCTGGTGGGTGGCGCAGCCATTATGGATACCAAAGTTGGTACCATGGCCAAAAACCAGGTAACCCAGGAACGCAGAGAGTGGGTACTGTCGTGGATGTTGAATGGTCATCAACATGGTGGCCGACTCATGACAGAGCGCCAGCTTGCCATAGCTCTGGACTGCGATGAGATGCTCATCAAGGCTGACATAGCCGCCTTGAAAGGCAAGATGAGCGAATTCTTTGTGGATGAAAACAACACAGAGATTGCGGCTCTGGCTTACATTCTGATGGAAATGAAATTCCAGGATCGTGGCAGAGCACTCACGATCTACAACACCATCGTGGGAGACATCGAGTCAGAAGATGAGCGGGCCAAGGACATCGCTGATAAAGTCAAGAAACGTGAGTTACCCATGGAAGCCCTGAAGTATCAGCACAGACTCACAGGCCGTGATCGGGCTGCCATGTATGGTTCTGCTCTACAGGCTTTGGATTTGTCCAACAAGGCCACGAACGGTATCGACAGCCTGTTCAAGATGGCAGGTGGAGCTCAGAAGCTACAGAACCTGTTGAAAGCCAGGAACGTTCAGGTCAACATCCATAATGGGAATAGCTACAACTTACAGAGCCTTCAGGAGTTCGCCAGTAAGGCCATGGGTGCTGTAATTCCTTCGGATAGGTATTTGACTGGTCAGAGTACCCCAACAACCCTGGAGCTTACACCAGAAGAAAAGAAAGTCATGGAAATAGGTGAGAAGAAATGAAGACAGCACCTGTTCTGGATTACGATGAAACACGGTTGGACTGGGAATTTGGTGAGGACGCAAGAGAACCATTTGGAGAAGAGTCAAAGGAGTGGATCAGGTGTGCTGCCAACCCGGCATACTTTATCAACAACTATTGCTACATCCAAGACCCGGTCAAAGGTAGAGTGCCCTTCAAGCTGTATCCGTTCCAGAGGGTGACTCTGAAGCTGTTCTTGTTAAACTTATTTAACCTTGTTCTCAAGCCAAGACAGATGGGCTTATCCTGGCTGGTAGCCGCGTTCGCTCTGTGGTTCACTATGTTCCGCACCAACAAGAACGTGGTGATCATTTCCATGAAAGAGGATGTGGCTGTCAGGTTCTTGGACAAGATCAAATACATGTACAACCATCTTCCACCATGGCTGAAGGCTCCGTTGAAAACGCCATGGAACACCAAGACCATTGTATTCTCACAGGAATCCCGTATAACGTCCATGCCCACGTCTGAAGAGGCTGGGCGTTCAGAAGGTGTTTCACTACTGATCATTGACGAGGCTGCCTTTGTACGCTGGATTGACAAGATTTGGGGTGCCGCTTTTCCCACACTGTCTACAGGTGGTATGGCGATTGCTCTGTCAACTGCCAACGGGATGGGAAATTGGTTTTCCAATATGTGGAGGGATGCGTTGGGTGGGCTGTCGGATTTCAACCCCATCAAACTCAATTGGAGAATGCATCCAGAACGCGATGATGACTGGTACAAGAGACAACGCAGAAATCTGGGCCCGGCACTCACTGCGCAGGAAGTAGACTGTGACTTTCTCAATTCAGGACGGCCGGTTTTTGATACTGGCATCCTGGTGGAGTGGAGCGAACTGCTACGGTTGCGCAAACCTGAAGCTATCATGTACGCTCCAGACCAGTTCGATGATCTGGAGGGTCTGTATGGGAAGCGGGCTGAAGGGCTGTACATATACAAGAAGCCTGAAGCTGGCAAGTTCTATCTGCTAGGTATGGACTGTTCCAGTGGCGACGGCATGGACTACAACGCTTTACAGGTGGTGGAGTGGGATACCGGCGAACAGTGTGCAGAGATGCGAGTCAACTGTAAACCCAACCAGTTCGCTACCTATGCCATGGCCGTAGGCAAGATGTTTAATTATGCTCAGCTAGTCTGCGAGCGTAACGGTGTGGGCTTGGCGGTAGTCCAGAAGCTGATCGAGGCTCATTACCCCAACTTGTACACGTACCAGAAGGAAGAGGCGTCACTCAACAAAGACGCCAAGACTCTGCAGATCACAGAAGAAACCACCTTGATGGTAGGCTTCACCACCACAGTCGCCAATCGTCCTGTCATGATCACGGTGGGTGAAGAACTCATTCGTGAGCACGATGAGGAACGCGGCAAGTCTATTCCCATGGGCGTTCTCTTGGTGAATAGCCTGAGACTTCTCAATGAAATGCTGGTCTTCAATCACCAGGAGACGGGCAAGCCAAGTCCCAGAGCAAACGATGGCTACAACGATGATTTAGTGATGGCGTGGTTCATCGTACAGTTAGCCCGAATGAACTATAAGCCCAAGAGGCAGATGCCCGTCCTCTTTGCATAGGAGCGTCATGAATATCTTCAGCATGTTTTTACAGCAATTCAAGAGCAATGAGCTTGTGGCTCCCACCAAGGCTGGTCTGCCCACAACGCGCATTTCTGTGCCCAATGATGACCCTTATGCTCTTCAGGTGCTGGGAGCTAACCTGCGCACGTTCGTAATTCCCAGGAAATGGCCGATCATGATGTACGATCTCATGAACGACCTGTGCCTGAACAATCCTGACTTGCGACAGGCTGTAGGGCACATCGTTCAGCTGGGAAATACAGGTCACATTATCGGGATTGAAGGCGACTCAGACCAGCAGATTGATGCAGCCATCCTCCGCATCGAAACCCAGTCACAGAAGATGTTCCCGTTCAGCGGCGGCTCAGACGGCCTTGTTAATGCGATGTTCGCACAGATCGCACGGCAGGGTGCCCTCTCTATGGAATGGGTACCACAGAACGATCTCAAGGGTATTGAAAAGGTATTTATGGTGCCTGTAGCGGAGATACGGTGGGTGCCCCGGCCAGACACGATGGGCTACTATCCCGTACAGGTGCCCAAGACGTACCTGCCTGTCTCCACAGACTTCATGATCAAGCTCAATGAGCGCACGTACTTCTATGCAAACTTTGAGACCATCGAGGGCAGCCCATACGCTATCCCACCATTCATCTCCGCTTTGGACCCCATCCTGTTGCAGCGGGAGATGTTGAAGAACCTCCACAAAGTCATCAAGAAGGTGGGTATCCTTGGTCTGGTGTCCTACGCCGTGGATCCACCAGCCCAGCAGCCGGGTGAGAGCACGGATGCCTACTACAACCGCTGCTTGGCGTACCTGAACAAGATCAAGGGTGAGGTACAGGGCAATCTGGCAGATGGCATCGCTTTGGGCTTCAAGGATGCTTTCGAGTTCAAGGTGGACAGTCTGACCACAGATGCCCGCGGTGTTGCTGAAATCTTTCAGTTGAATGAACAGCAGCTGTTCTCTGCCATTCAAGCTGACCCAGCCATGCACGGTCGCACTTACTCCACCACAGAGACCTATGCCAGTGTGGTGTACTCCAAGCTCATCAGCCAGTTATCCAACGTGCAGAGAATCGTGGGCTCTGGTCTGGAATTTGGTTGGGGTCTTGACTTGCTGCTCGCCGGCCTGGCTCCAAAGGTGTCTATCACATTCAAGTCCTCCCAGGCTCTGTCCAACCTACAGGAAGCTCAGGCCAGAATGGTGGAAATCTCCAATGCTGAAGCCCTGTACCAAGGTGGCGTGATCGACCAGCAGCAGAAAGCCAATATGTTGGGCTTCCCCACTCCTGCTGAAGAAGAGCCACTGCCTGACCCGGCTCTGGCACAGGATCAGAACATCAACCAGCGGTCTCCTGCCAGTGGTGGTAGCCCCAAGCGTTCGCAGAAGAATCCCAAGAAGAAGCAAGCCAAGACGGTCAAGCACAGGGTGTTCTTCAGCTATGACTCCGCCACCAACAAGTACACTCCGCTGGAATTCTCTGCGGCTATCACTCAACACGCTGCCAACGTGATCAAGAGTATGGCGCAAAAGAAAGATCAGGATGCTGCTGTGGAATCCAAATACAGGAGGTATCTTCGGCCAGATACTGAGCCAGTTCAGTAGTGCTGAAGCTGAAGCGTTCGACAAGATCGTGGCCTATACACAGAGGCTGAATCCCAGTTCTGTCATCGCTTCTGATGTGGCAGAGTCAGTCTACCAGATTCTGCAGTCTGAGTACGGCCTCATGTTAACCTCTGAAGAGTTCAAGGATGTGATCCTGAACAACACAGAGAGCGCATACAAAGCTTTGGTCAAGGCAGACGGTGCTCTGGCCCGCACAAACTTCAACCTGTCGGATGATCAGGCTATGCAGTTCCTGAACAATTCTGATAGACTTTACTTGGGTAAGTTTGCGCTGGGAAGCGACTTGAAAGGTCGCATCACCGAATACATCAGGGAAGCGTATCTCAAAAACGGCAGAGCTATCGGGGATTCACCCAAAGAACTGAATGCCTTCATGAAGGTGTTTGGGGAAGAGTTGGATGCCTCCAAGAGCCAAGTAAGGTTGATCATCGACACCACTGTGAGTAGGGCACGAGTGTTTGGACAGGTCAATAGCTTACGGGCTGCAGGAGGCCAGAC